GCGGTCATAAATTTATCCTCTAATAATTGTTTTTTGTCCATATCGTTCTTGGTATTCGTCGATGTAACCCATCAACTTGATGAAGTATTCTTTCTTAGGTGGAAGCACCTTCACTTGGGTCTCTCCGTTTTCACAAGCAACGATTGTGACGAGTTGTTTGACACTCAACCCGTAGTTTTCTTGAAGCATACATGCGTATGCAGTTTCTTGAACGAAATAGTCGTAGAGATATTCTTCACGCTTAGGTTGTTCTGCTGTCTTAAAGTCAATAATAGACAACACACCATCAAACTCAGCGATACAATCTACACGCCCTGCTAATTCTAAATGTTTAGAGTAGAGCGCAGCTTCCTGTAAGTAAATATTATTTATACGGTCCAAAGTAGGACGACTGTGGTGAAACATCAGCACAGGAAGGGGATGTGATTTGTATTTCTTTAAGTCTAAATCGTTGTTAAGATAATCTTCTGCAACTAAATGATACTTTGTGCCACGACCAGTAGCACGAGTGGACTTGGCATTTGCTGCCTTCTCACCAACACGAGCTCGCCACTTGGCAATACCCGCCATCTTTTTAGCATTGTTACCAATCACAGTGGTGACAGATGGAAATTTCATGCCTTCGGGTGTGAGATAAAGTCTTTTTCCTTCGACCATCTCAGCAGACATTTCAATAGGTTCAATGCCACCTACATGATTAAACAATTTCATAAACCTAGATTGATTTTGTTGATGAGATAAGATTTAACAAGACCAGAACGAACGATATCTTCTACACCGAATTCAACCAGTGAGAACTCTTCCATGTTCTGTAAGATACGTTGGAAGTCAATGATGCCTGTACGCTCACTGATCTTTTGCAAGTCAGTCTGTGCAGCATCACCACAGAAGATAATCTTACTGTCCTGTCCAACACGAGTGATGATTGAATCAAGTTCGTGGAAGTTCAAGTTCTGACACTCGTCAATGATAACGATTGCATTGTCTAGTGTAGTACCACGTATGAAACTAGTGGACCAGAACGAGATAGTTTCCTGTGCCTTGAGATTATCATAGAGCATTTCATATGATGCATCATCAGGCATCTCAAACATGGATTGAACCATGTTCTTGTAAGGAATTTGATAGAGAGAAGACTTATCTTCATGGTCGCCAGGTAAGAAACCAATCTCCCTAGTAGCTACTAGAGATCTAACAATGTATATTTTATCGTATGGTGTGTACTCATTCAGTACATCTTTAAGTGCTTTGTACAGTGCAATGAATGTCTTACCTGTACCTGCTACACCATATGCATATAACATCTGTCCTTTATCCCACTCATCAAAGAAAATCTTTTGATTATCAGTGATGGGTTCAACAGGAAGCATGTATGCTTCATCAATAGGTTTACGACGCTTGCGTTGCTTCGCAGTCATCCCTTGACCAGGTGATTTAGTTGTCTTCTTTCTAACAGGCATAATTAGTAGTTGTACTTATCGGTAATGGTTTTGTTACGAGGTGCTTTAGGAATCACTTTGTTTTTCATAATGTCTTTCCATCCAGGATGGGTCTTTGCCATCTTATCTCTCCATTCTCCCACTTCACCAGAGGCAGGGCAAGTAGAGGGATCACTCCAGTCTCTGTCCCATTCTGGATTGTCATCTTTCCACTGACTCCACTCGTGAACACTAAGTCTTACTTCTTTTTGTTCACCAGTCTCTTTATTAATAACTGGATACGTCGCCATCGTCACCCTCCTTTTTTTTATAAAATCCAAATGGACCTGCTCCCTTCTCTTCTAGTGCTAACTTCAGTGCAACACCACCGATAGCTTCCATACATTTAAGAATGTCTTCTGTCTTAGCACCTTCACCAAGTTCTTTGGAAACGTACCAATACTTTGGCCAGAATGTTTGACCTGCCAATTCATAATCTTCCAACGTTAATAGTTTCATAACCAGTCAAGTGCCTCCGCACAAATAGGAAATTGTTCAGCGAACACACGCTTAGCATCTAGTGCGATTTCCATGTGTTCTTTCTGCGTTCCATGAGCAGAACGCAATTCGATGTAATGGATCCATGACCGAACTGAGCCTGTCATGTAGATTTTTGTAGGAACTGCTAAAGGAAGCACAAATCTAGCACATTCCTTTGCCACACCGTGATCAAGCATAGTCTGGTATAGATCCATAGCAGAAACAAAGTGTCTTTGAATAGCAATCTCAAACTCTTGCTTATGAAAAGCATCTAAATCATCAGTAGAATTCTGACGATTCTTTGTGTCCTGACGACGTAGATTAGGTAGAGGGATTATATCTGCCAGCATAGAACTATCAGCATACCGTTGAGAAAACTCTTGGAATGTAAAAGATCTATGTCGTAGCACTTGAGCTGCGATTCCTCTAGAGGTCTCGATCTCAAGCGTCATGTGTGCCTGCTCAAAGACACTCCAGTGGTTGTGCTTGATACAGTACTTTAATAGACCAGCAACCTTAGGGTTATCCTGATTGTTGGGGTTCGATACTCTCGCCACGTACCCCATCATCTTCTCTGCGTCTGGTGTCACTGTTACGAGTTTCACTGAGTTCATTACTAAATCCCTTCTCCTGTTTTCTTTGTTGTTGTTTTAATTTTAGTTGTATCTTAGCACGTACAAGTGCTAATGTCATGTATTGCAATTCCTCATCTGTATACAGATCAGGTTTCTTCTTTGCTTCCTTAATAGCTTTCTTTGCTAATCTTATTTGGTCTTTTATTCGGGTCATAATACGCTTGGTAGTAAGCAACAATTCCAGATGTGCTTGCGTTACCTTGTGATACCCAATCGTGAATGCATTCGTAAATGCTCTGGGATGAATACCTTGGTGATCCGTCTGAGCATATCTCAGGTCCAAATTTCTTGAGTAGGATGTTAAGTCCTTGTGTTCTCACGTCCATTCGTTCATCACTGTAACGCCAATCAATCTGCATATCCGTCATCGTCGTTCTCTGAAGTTAATACTCTGGCTTTTGTTTTGTTTACATGTTCGTCCCAAGGATGAACGTATTTGTATGCATCTACATTAGAATACACTTCACTCTCCAATGCATTGACCAGAGATTTAAGGTTTTTGACAATGAGTTTTAGTCGTTCTCTATCCATATTTATGTTACAGATGATATCATCATAGCATAAAAAAAGAGGGGTTGCAACCCCTCTCTAGATATTTACGTTAAAATTTTTCTACATATTCGTTTACAATAAGTTTGGTTTTCTAAATCGCATTCGACTAAACATTCATAGTAGTCATCGAGCTTTTGATTTTCCACCTCCAAAGTGTCTACAGTAGTTTCTAAGTGTCTCCACTGGTTAAGTTGAGATCTGGACAATAGATTGTGCATTAATTTTCTCCATGCAATAAACCATAATAAAGGGGAGAGAAGGGTTCATTTTTCCACCTCGCATAATTCTACCACTATTTATTTTTGGAACATTCAATTAAAGAAAAATTGCAACGAATATTATTGCCTACTGGTTTATACTCATAAAAAAAGAGAGGGTTAAAACCCTCTCTGGATAAGTAAGTTAATCACTTTTTATAAAGTTGACCACGATAGCAGAATGTGCCATGGGTCTCTTTAGATTCTACACTACCTGTATCATACTTAACACCACGATATGTAGTGTGAAGAATCTGAGCGTCGTGTAGAGCAGATCTCTTGATGATCTGCTTCTTGATTTGATTAAGTGTGTTCATGAGTTACTCCTAAAGTAGTTGGATTTTAATCCGTTCCTTTAGTCGTTTGCGTCCCAAGGGTAGCATTCAGGTGTTGATTCCTTCATGACCTCAATCAATTCCACCTTATATTCGGGAGGAATATTCTCGTTTGTTCTCATCCGTAGCATAATGCTATCAGCTTGAGCACATGTGAGTGATGAATAGAATAATAATTCTAGCATGGGATGAACGGCTCCGTTCCGCGACTTACTTGCGTCCCACCCAAGAGTGGGATGAACGATGGTATAAGCATACCATACTATGTATGCGTTGTCAACCTGTATTTCTTAATACAATTAGTTTCCTGCTAGGTAGAATGCTTCACCTTTAGCTTTACAAACACGGCGTACTTCAGCATCATAAACAGGTATACCTAATTCTCCACCTGTAATTAAATTCTTTGCAAACTCCCACGCTTCTCTGAAGCGTCTAAATTTATAAACTTGATCATATGTTTTAGCAGACACAAGCACACCATCACTTCTCCATAGTCTCATCGTATGCCACACAAGTGGATCATCAATTCGTCTATAAAAGATTGCCCAGTTTCCTGTTTGTGATGCACTCATTATTTTTTCTTTGCAGGTTTAGCGTTTGGATCTTGCCAGAGTTTAGGACTCACTCGACCTTGTGATTGAGTCATGTTGGTAACTGCTTTATATTTATCCCAATAGTAATCAAACATATCTGATTGCTTTGTAGATATAGCAATGTCCCATTTAGTTTCTCCTTGATCAATGTATTCAATCAAGTATGCGGTGTATGGAAGCGATGTATCGCTCGCAAGTTTTGGATCACAATTTTCATGGAGAATTTTCATTAGTAATTAGCTACGGTTTCCCCATTCGATTTGGGGGAAGGCTTCTTCAACGCACTGTCTGGTAATTTTCCAGCGTTTGCCGATTTTCCTGTCCTTCATCAGACATAATACCTCAGCTTCGCCTTTATGTAAACCCTCTAGCAGTTGAATGAACAGGTTTTCTCTACGAGTCTGAGAGACGCTTGCACCGCCCTTGAAGAAGAGATAGAGTTTACGATACTCGTGTGCAAGTTTCGTATGTTCTGTCTCTTCAGGCGCTTCATTCTCCTTGTAGGGGACCTCTCCTTCAGGGAGCATAGAGATTACACTCTCATCAAAGTTAGCAATCAGAATTTGTCTGAGTGCTGGTGTATTATATGTTTGTAGCAGTTTGATTTTTTGTGCTTTGGTCTTAGCATTGCTGACCTTTTGCAGCACTTCATTTAGTAATAATTGCATAACTATTGGTATACCGTAATTAGTATTTATTCTTCCTCCAATTCCTCTTCATTTAAGAAACGAACAGAGAGTAGTTCTTCATTGATCCATTGTCCTTGGTTATCATACATTTCTGGGTGGAGGTTTTCATTTTCTGTTTCTCTAACGTAGAGATATTCATGCATCTTTTCATTTACTGTCCAACCAGCAAAGACACCGACACATAGAAATATAAATGATGCTGTTGCTGAGAAATAAACGAATAAAGTTTCTGTCATTGTTCAACTCCGAACTTAAGTTTCTTTTTTGTCCCACTTAAATTCAAAGTTGAAATAAACTTCTCGTTTTAAGAGGGAAAACGCCTTAGTAATAGTAAATCCCTTACGGGGTAGCATTTCTTTTTGTTTTGCCCTCCTGAGCATGAGCTCTATGCCTTTATTTATTTTAAGTTCTTTCATTTTTTAGGAGCAGTAACCAATCCATCTGCCATAAATTTTTTCGCAACATCAACTAATCCACTATAAAATACATCATCTATAATAGCTGCTGGAAATCTACCAGAAAATTTTCCTTGATACTTACTCATGAAAGAAGTTTTCTCATCATCATCTAAGGTTGACCAAAGCACCTCTGTGTATTCAACATTTGCTCTACGACAGAGTTCTTTCATCTGTCCACACCAACCACATCCTTCTGTTGTGTAAATTGTAATATTCATATGGTTTAATTCTATGTATAAAAAAATGGGGTCTTTCAACCCCATCATATCATATCTTTAAGAGGTGGTCAAACATGAAGCGATTAATCGCTTCATAGGTGGTCTGAATGGACAGTCTGGACATCCAGCACCACAACATCCTCTATTCTTTATCATGCTTCCTGTAAAGATTGAACTGTATTGTGAAGTTCTCCAATATCACGGAGACCTTCAGCACTGAACCATGGAGCATTCGCCCAACTAAATCCTTCACCCATGGTGCTATCAGGTGCTGTGATATACCAATGACATGCTGTGTCTGGTACATCTACTGCACACTTGGACCAATCATCCTGCCACTGTGGGACTTGCACCCACATCAATGCAGCAAACATAAAAGTGAAGAGTGATTTGATCACAGTGCGTTACCTCTAGGTAGAACTTCTTCAGGGAAGATGAACTGTTCATGTGGTTGATCAACTGGTGCCAACCATGCACGTAGTCCTTCATTCAATAGGATGTTCTTGGTGTAGAAGGTCTCAAATTCTGGATCTTCTGCTGCTCTGATCTCTTGACTCACGAAATCGTAAGCACGAAGATTGAGAGCAAGACCAATAATGCCAATACTGGATGTCCATAGACCCATAACAGGCACAAACAACATAAAGAAATGAAGCCACCGCTTGTTAGAAAACGCAATGCCGAAGATCTGCGACCAGAAGCGGTTTGCAGTGACCATAGAGTAAGTTTCCTCCTCTTGTGTTGAATCAAATGCCTTAAAGGTGTTTGCTTGTTCCCCATCTTCATAGAGTGTGTTTT